ATCGGGCTCTGAGCGCCAGTGATGTTGACAGGAACTTCCAAGCGGAACGTAGGTTCCACGGTGTCTAGACGATAAGATCTAGTATAGTCTGTAACTTACCTTTTATACTTTTGTTGTTGAGGGTGTTTTTCAAACCCATGTGTAGGTTCTTGGGCCAGCATTCAAATGCAGTCCAGCAGTAACCGGAATGTTCGTTGTTGAGTTTTGGTATGAATTCTCCATCTACTGCTACAAGATATGTATGAAAGAAAAACTTTTGATCGTTTGATGTAAACATTTCTAAAGGAATTACTTTTTTGAATTTTGGAGTGTCACCAATTTCTTCCTCAATTTCCCTTTTGAGTCCTTCAAAAGCACTTTCACTAAATTTATTTTTTCCTCCAACCAAACCCCAAGCACCTTGTGTCTTTTTGTCTGTTCTTTGCAGGAACAAAAAACGCTTGGTTCCGGTTGAATAAAATAGTGCGCCAGAACAAATTATATTTTCTTTCATGTTTTATTATAACTGTTTATGATATTTTTATCAAGGGGTAGTTGCATCTGTCGAAGCATCATAATCAACGCTTCCGCCATCCAACACAATCGTCCAATTACCAGCAGTGTACACACCCTCATAACTTTTCACCCACTCCGAACCATTGAATCTGTACTGTATTCCAGTATTTGTATTCGTTACGTAATGTAGTGTGCTATCAGGATGACTGGCATCAAATACCTTTTTCCATCTGCTCTCAGCAACGCTGTATTCAATAATGTCGCCAACACTTGCTATCAAGTTCCCCCATGTAGAACTTTGCACGGTTGCTGTTGAATCACCAATTTGATCAATGATTAGATATCTGTCTCCGTCTCCAGGATTTGTTGGTGCAAAAGTAAGAGGATTAATTATCTTCTTGACCGCTGTCAATGTGTTTGCAGGAATGGTGTCGCTATCTATGTTGTAATGTAAGATAGTGTCATCAAGTGGAGATGTAGCAACAGTGCCAACTATCTCTGTACCATCGACTTGCTTCAAACGAATTTGGCTAGTTCCATTTCTAACCTTACCATATTGATCCAGTATAACTTTCCAATTGACAGGAGGACCAAAAGTTTCAAAAGGATCAAAATTCGAAGGTTCATTTGCACCTGTTTGATATCCATCGCCTCCAGATTTAACGTTGACTCCTGTAGTTCCTAATAGTCTCAATTGATTTGCTGTAACTAGTAAACCAAAATTGTTTGGTGTAATAAAACTTTGTGATAACAAAGGACCACTTATTATTCCTTTATTAATGCCGCCGTCATCGTCATATATGCTCATGATAATTTTTTGTACAACACCTAATTTCTTGACCTTAACTGGTGGTGATAACCATATAGGCATACTGAATGTCATGGTTGCTACATCTATTTCGCTGTCTGCCCCAACCGGTATCGTTCTGGAACTAAAGGTTATACCCGTAAGTTCTACATAACTCAAACTTGTCCAATCTATGTAGTTGTCAGATTTCTGTATTTCAAAATCTGGATTGAAAAGATATAAAATTTGCTCCAGCATTTGCAATTTTTGATCTGTGTTTGAACTATAGATGTCTGCTGTGACTTCTAACCTAAATGGAGAAGGCATGACTTTTTCTACAGTGTACCCAGCACCCAACTTGTTGCTGTATGTGCCGTCTGCTAGTACATCTCTTTCTCTTAAATGTTGTTTTTCGATGTGATAAGGATTTTGCATCCTTTCCCGATCATAATTTAATTCTCTAATGTAACATGCTATCTTTGGTGCATAGTTCAATGCATTTTCACTGTTGTTCCTTATCATGTTTGCCACTTGCCTTGTAGGATCTCCATAGACCACCGGAACAGGACGAAGTGCAATCTGTCCGTCTTTGCCCCTGCCTGTTTCAACACTGAAATTGTTCAGTATCCTCATGAACTGAGTTAAAAATTTTCTTACTTGACCTGAATAAAAATGCAACATTAATTGTCAGCCTTTGGTTTCAACGCATCTTCTAACGATTGTCTTTGTTCAACAGTCAAACCATTGATAGTAGTGCTTTCTGTATTGTTTACGAATCCAGTTTTTTGCGTTGATCTTGAATCGTTGTTTGATGTAGTTATCCTCACAGAATCTTCAACCTTGACCCAACGATTTCCGTCATATCTAAATAATCTATTTGGAAGGTACTCTGTTCGAAGGAAGTAATCACCCTTGTCAACGTTTGAAGTTGGTAAAGTTATTCCAAAGCCTGCAGGATTTCCGTTTGGTGCAACCCCGTCACCGTCTAGATAAAATCCATAATGAGATGAGGCCGGTGTGTCGATTGTTGCATTTACTGTCCTGTCCATGCTGACACGTTGGTCTTCTGTGTTGACATTGTCTGTCCTTATGTTGCCTCTCTCGTCAATTGGTGCCACATAGTATTGCTTATAATTGAATCCCGCCTTAGGAGAATCCGCCTCCGCCTGTGCAAGTACTTGATCAGAGATAGTTTTTTCTCTGTTGTAAGTTGACATGTAATTGGCAAGTGTTCCTTCCTGTGCTGAGTCTCCCAGTATGTCTTTGTATTCTTGTGAATCGACAAGTGATTTCAGTTTCAATCTTAATAGATGTGGCCACCATGTTTGTGAAAATCCTTCGGCCGCCCTGTTTACATCTTCAATCACATAATATCTTTTGAGTGCTATCGGTATTGATTCGTCCAGACTGTAATCTTCCTTCATGTGTGGAAATTCTAACACATCTCCACTCATTGGTTTCCTGCCCAATCTTTCAACGCTGTCGTTCATGTGTACTGTCAAAAATAAAGTATCATTCTGCAAGAACATACCAAATTGGCTTAGATTGAAATCCATGTCCTGTACATTGTAAATTCCACGAATTGTGTAAACATCGGGATCGTATTTTCTGTCCCTATTTTCTAAAAATAAAAGGTCTTGTATAGTGCGTTCATTTAAACTGTCACCGGAATATTGCGGTTGTGTTGGACTTGCGTCTCCATCTTTGTTTGTTTCGCCTTGATCGTATGGACCCAGGTATTTGTGGAAATGTATGTCTGTACCACCAACCGTGAACATCTCACGTATGTTGCGGTCAAAGAACTTGTAGTCGTTGCCCTTCTCGGGTTTGAAAATGGATAATCTTGGCATATCATACATATTTATTGTGTAGGTCAAAGCAATAAATATGAGTATGTCAGAACTTCAAACAGGACAACAAGAGATATTCGATTACGTCAAGAACAATCTTGGCGAGGGCATGATAGATGTTGAATTAGACCCAAAACACTATCATACGGCCTTAGAAAGAGCGATTGCTAGATACAGACAAAGATCATCAAATGCAGTCGAAGAATCATACGCTTTTTTAGAATTAAAGAAAAATCAAAATACCTACATTTTGCCTAATGAGGTCATCAATGTTAGGAAATTAAACAGAAGAACAGTCGGTTCTAGGACTGAAGGTGGAGAAGGTGGTACATTATTTGAACCATTCAATTTGGCCTACACAAACACATATCTTTTAAGGGCAGGTGCCACAGGAGGTTTGGCAACATATTTTGCCTTTGCAAGTTATCAAGAACTTGTGGGTAAATTGTTTGGTTCATTTATCAACTTTCACTACGATAACGCAACTAAAAAATTAACAATCACACAGAGACCAAGAGCCGATAACGAGACAGTGCTCATGCACACAGACAACTATAGGCCAGACATCACTTTATTCAAGGACATCTATGCGAAACCTTGGATAAGAGATTACACCTTGGCAGTGTCAAAAGTCATGCTAGGCGAAGCAAGAGGCAAATTCAACACGATAGCAGGTCCACAAGGTGGTACCAACCTAAACGGCGACGCACTCAAAAATGAAGGACAGGCCGAGATGGAAAGACTAGACAACGAAATTGGAAATTTCCAAGAAGGCGGCACACCTCATAGTTTTGTTATTGGTTAATCCATAATCAAACAGCATTAAATATCTGCGATGTCAGACAGCAGGTACAAAAGATATAAAGATCTCACAATAGATGAACTTGAGGCAGTCGTGCAAGACTTGGAAAACATGAGTATATCCGCACTTAAAAGCAAGAAAAAAGACTTGCGATCAACCATATTGAAAACAGTCGCAGAGGCCAAAAAAGTCATTGAATCTCGATTAAAAAAGTAATATAATAAAAAAATGCTCATAGGAATAGTAGGACTGATTGGTTCTGGAAAAGATACAGCCGCACAAAGACTTGTGGACAAACATGGCTATAGAAGAGACAGTTTTGCAAAAAGTCTTAAGGACGCTGTTGCGGCCATGTTCAACTGGGACAGATAAATGTTGGAAGGCAACACAAAAGAAAGTCGCGAATGGAGAGAGAAACCGGACGCTTTCTGGAGCCGACAATTTGGCAAGGACGTGACTCCACGATGGGTACTACAATATTTTGGTACAGAGGTAATGCGTGGTCAAATGTATGATGCCATTTGGGTGGACAGTTGCTTGGGAAGATATGATGGCAAGGACACTGTTATTTCGGACACAAGATTTCCCAACGAAGTAGATCAGATCAGAGCACG